GGTGGGCGGGGGTCGTTTTGTCCGTCCTGTTTGCTATATGCACCGGGAACCCGGCGTTGTTGTTGGTTCCCTTTTGTTCAACCATGATAACACGTTATTTGCTATGAAAACGGTTAAGATAGGGGAATACACGGTTGAGATATACGACGCAATCGACGAATTACCGATGTTGCGTTTCCATAAATACAATAAAATGTTGTTGGTTGATGCCGGGATTGGTTCGGATTTACAGGATTTCGACACGCATATTGAAAAGGCAATGAGATACGCCCGGAGTAAAACCCCCGAATTGGCGGCAATCGAATTGGATAATATGCGGCAAAACGTGTATTTCATTCAAACCGGAATAAGCCCAAAGCATTTGGCGTTTGCCGTGTTGGTTAAATCAATCGACGGGGAACCGTACAACGATTTATCCGACGATGGATTGCAAAAGGTCGTCGATATGTTCGGCGATGTTCCCGTTAAAGAGTTGACCGCCCAAATGGAAGCGGTCAAAAAAAAAATAGATGAAGAATTGCAAATGTATTTCCCCCGGTTGTTCGACGATGCGACGGTTAAAGAGTATTACGACGAATTGCGCAACCGCACAATGTTAATGTTGGATGCGATTATAAACGGCGATACAGAGGACAAACGGGCGGAAATTGATAAAATAACGACGATGTTGTTGTTGTACAATCGCCCGGTTGTTTTTAGTGGTTCCGATAACATGGAAATTCAGTACGATAAACAGTTTGAAAATATGTGTTTAACCATATCCCAACATTTACACGTACCGGAGCCAAAGAAATACACCGTTTTAGAGTATTACAACGCATTTGAGCGGATAAAGGAGTTGTTGAAACCAACCAAAAATAAAAACGGCGTCAAATAAGGCGATTTGCGGCGTTGTTTTTCTTTGGTTGATTAACTACATGGAAAAGAAAAGATAATTTAATACGGGGCAGATTGCCCGCAAATAACGTTAAGTATGGCAGATAATAACAACCCTATAAAATATAGCGACCTTGTAAGCCCGGACGATTCGATTACAAAGTTGATTAATCAGTTAGACCAACTTTCCGACGCCTATATAAACACTCTAAAAAATATAAAGAGTGAGGCGATAACGGTTAAGGCTGCATTGGAGGGCGTAAGCGGGGCGACCGAAAACGGACGTAAAACAATCCGGGGGGCGTCCGCCGATACCGACAAATTGACACGGGCGGCAAAGGATTTGGCGTTTGCGGAAAGCGAGAACGCAAAACGGTTGGCGGAATTGAAGCAAGCGCAAAAAGAGGCGAACGAATTAAACAAGTTGACAACCCGGTTGAACCAATCCGCCGAGGGTTCATATAATCGTTTGTCCGCTCAATACTCAATCAATAAAATATACCTCAATAATATGACGGTTGAGGAAAGGGAGGCGACCGAGGAGGGGCGCAAATTGGTTGCCGAAACAAAAGCGATTTACGAGGAAATGAAACGGTTGCAGGAAGCGACCGGGAAAACGTCGTTAAACGTGGGTAACTATTCCGATGCCGCCAAAGGTTTGACGACCCAAATAGAGAACCAAACGAAACAATTAGCATTGTTACGATTGGAGGGCAAACAAGGAACCGCCGAATATCAGCAATTGAGCAAAGAAACCGCAATATTACGGGATGCGGTCAAGGATGCAACCGACGAGATTACCCGCATGGCGTCCGATACGTCCAATTTGGACGCCGTGTTAGGTTTGGCGGCTGGTGCGTCCGGTGGGTTCGCCGCATATACCGGGGCAATGGAGTTGTTCGGGGCGGAAAGTGAGGACGTGCAAGAAGCACAAAAAAAATTACAAGCGGCAATTGCCATTACAACCGGGGTTCAAGCCATACAAAACGCAGTACAAAAACAATCCGCAATCATGTTGGGTATTTCCCGGCTACAAATGGCAGCATTGAGCAAAGCGCAGGTTTATAACCGCCTTGTTACCATGCAGGGAACAAAGGCAACGTTGGCGGCGACCATTGCGCAAAAGGCTTTCAATCTGATTGCCGCCGCAAACCCGTATGTTCTTTTGGCATTGGCATTGGTTACGGTTGTAGGGGCTTTAGTTCTGTTTGCCTCTAATACCGACAAATCGGCAAAGAACCAACAAAAACTTAATGAGGCGCAAAAGGTTTGGTTGGATTATCTGGAAACCGAGGCAACCGAAATGAACCGAGTTAGCAACGAACGTGTCGCCCAATTGAACCGGGAATTAAATATTGCCAAAGCCCGCAACGCTTCATTGTCCGAAACCCGAAAGATTGAGGACGAAATATTAGCCGAGCGCACAAAGGCACACAATAAAAGCGTTGGTTTTTACGGTCAAGAATTAGACGATTTGGAAGCGAACCGGGCAAAGTTGAAACAACTAAACGATATGTTGGTACAACTCAATAACGCCAAAGCCCGTGGAGATAAGAAAGTTTATATTGATGTTGATTTGGACGGCAAAATTGATAAAGTCAAGGTTGACGAAGCGATTGAAGCCGTGCAGGGTCAAATAGATAATACCGGACGGGCGGTTGATATTGCCGTTAATCTGAAAACCGAGGGGGCGGATTTGGACGCCGAAAGAAAGATATTAGCCGCCCAACGCTTACAAGAAAACCGGGACGCCGCCAAAGCCGAAACCGACATATTACGAAAAGCCGAGGACGCCCGGATTGCCTTAATTAAAAACACGTTCGACCAACAACGGGCGCAACGCCAAGCCGCCAACGTCCGTGCGATTGCCGATATACAATTGCAGTTGAGAACGGAAACCAATTTAACGGTTAAGGCACGCAAAGCGTTGAACGACCAAATTGTTTTATTACGGGAACAATTGGCGGTTGATATGGTAAACATAGCCAACCAACAACGGGCGGCGGAATTATCCGCACAACGGGCAACGCAGGACGCCCAAATTGCATTGATGGCAGAGGGGGCGGAAAAGCAACGGGAACAATTGCGGGTTGAGTATGAAAGGCAGATACAAGACATTAAGACCCGGTTAGAAACCGAGCGGGGATTAACCGAAACACAAGTTGCCGAATTGCATAACCAACAATTACTTTTGCAACAACAATACGCAAAAAGTTTGGGCGAATTGAACGACAAAATAACAATCGACCAAATGCAAGCCGCCGCCGACCGGACGCAATTACAATTAGACGCCGCCTCTGAAGGTTCGCAGGAGGAAATAAATTTGCGTATTCAGTTATTACAGCAACAACGGGCAATTGAATTGGCACAAAACAGACAATTAGCCGAGGACGTCCGCCAATCTGAAAAGGACATAAACGCCAAATACGATGCCGAGGTATTGAAGCAAACGACCGAGTTAAACCAACAACGGGAGTTAATGCTGTTTGACCAAACGCAAGCGTTGGAGGCGTCCGAGTTTGATTTAATCCGTAATTCCGAGGAACGCAAAACCCGGTTCCGGTTGGCGCAAGAAAAGGCACGGTTGCAAAAGATTTTAGAGTTGAACAAAGCCGCCGGGGTTAAAAAGACGGATGCCGAGGTTAAAACAATCGAAAATACCATTGCGAAAATCGACCAAGAAATTGAGAAAAGCAAAGGCGACGAACGGGGTAACGACATATACGGGTTGTTTGGGCTGAATTTGGACGACGACCAAAAAGAGGCAATAAGTACGTCCGTTTCCTTTGCTATTGAGCAATTAAATAGTTTTTTGGATGCAAAGGTACAAGCCGCCGACGCCGCCGTTTCCGCCGCCGACAAAGAGGTTGACGCAAGCCAACGCCGATTAGATGCGGAATTAGAGGCACGGGCGAACGGTTACGCCAATAACGTAGCAATGGCACAAAAGGAGTTAGACCAAGCCAAAAAGAACCAAGAAAAAGCCCTAAAGGAGCAACAAAAGGCGCAAAAGGCACAACAAGCAATCCAAACAATCCAACAAATCGGAAACCTTGTAACGGCGTCCGCTTTGATTTGGTCGCAATTAGGGTTCCCGTTTGCAATCCCGGCTATTGCGATAATGTGGGGTTCCTTTGCCGCCGCCAAAATTAAAGCCGCCCAATTATCCAAATCCGCCAACGCCGGGGGTTCGGAAAGTTACGGCGATGGTACGGTTGAAATGTTGGCGGGCGGTTCCCACCAATCCGGGGACGATGTGGATTTAGGAACAAAACCGGATGGAACCCGGAGGCGTGCCGAGGGCGGGGAATTTTTCGCCGTTATCAATAAACGTAATTCCCGGAGGTTCCGCCGGATAATTCCGGACGTAATTAATAGTTTGAACCGGGGAACGTTCGCCCAAAAATACCTTAACGCCTATAATACCGACGGCGTTAATGTAACGGTTCAACAAAACAACGCCCCGGATTTGCGAGATTTGAAAAACGATGTAAGGGAGATTAAAGAACAAAACCGCCGCCGTCGTTACGTCGATGGCAACGGCAATGTTATTGAGGTTTACAAGAATTTGACACGTAAAATTAAAAAATGATATGAACCCAATTTATAGACATTCTTTTGCCGATGTGTTTTTTAAAACCGGAATTATAAACACTAATACGGGGGCTTTGATTACGTCCGGGGATGCGGTGCAAAACCGTTATTATAGTACCTATGTTTCTGTTAGCAATGTTTACCCCCGTGTTTTGTTGATTAATGCGGGGGTTGACCGTGTGGCATTTTATGATAGCGATAAAAAGTTTATAAGTAGTTTTATTGGAGTAACAACGGGTTCGGTTGATATTCCTAATAATGCGTATTATTTGCGATTTGTCGTTTATAAAACAAGTTATAACGCCGGAACGGTATTTGCCCGGTTAGGAACCGCAACGGCACAAAATTTGATTTACGGACGTAAAGCCAACCCGATATATAAGGACGATTTGGCAAAGGAGTACGAATTAGAAACAAACCAACGGTTTTATCGTGCCAAGTTATCCGGGAAAATATCATTTATCCGGGACGATTACGATTTTATAAATACCCGTCCGTTTGATTATGAATTTTTGTACGGGATAGATAAAAGCAACGACGGCGGTAAAACGTGGGTTCCTTACTTTTCCGGCAAATTTATGAAAATCGATTGCACGTTTGTTGACTATGATAAAAAAGTTACCGTACAACCGGATACGATAGACGAATATAACGACGTTTTAGCCGGATTGGAGAAAGAATATAATTTAATAACCTTAGCCCCAGCAATTCAACGGATAACGATAAACAAACGCCCGCTTATTCAAATATATGTTCCGGGCGATAGTATTGTTTCGTGTTTTTTGGGCGGTACCAATTGGGAGCAAGACGCAAACGCCACGACCGACCAAAACGCATTAGTACAAACCTATCATTTTGCTTTGTGCAATATATTGAAAGAAATACAAATTACGTCCAACGGTTCCCCGGCGGTAATATCCGGGCTTTATACCGGACGAATGGCGACGGGTGCAAGTGCGGACGTATTCGAGGGGAAATTATACCCGGAATTGAATGTTAATTATTATATCTATATTTCACAACAACGAATAAACGGGGGGTTGCCGTTTGGTATTGCTGTAGTTGAAATACGGAAACAATCCGACGATACGGTAATGTTTCGTTATCAAAAGGTAACGCAGGAACCGTTTGATACGTTGGAATTTGATTTAACCGCCGTTGAGGGTTCCGGGGCAACCGGAACAATGCACGCCGATATGAAAAGTTATAATATATATGCCCGGTATTTGTGCGACGTGGAGAAAATCGACGACCTTAATACATATCCATTGCCCGCCGATGATATAGTTGATAATAACCGTAATTATAGGCGTGCGATTGGTTACGCAATCGACGTGGCGTTTATTTCAAACAACTTTTCAGACACCCCGACCGAGTGGGGATTAGCGGACGACGGAAAGTATTTTGCGCCGCCCTATTCCATTTTCGGACAAACGTTTTATCCAATCGCCCGGTCAACGTGGCGTTATGCGTCGTTATGGTTTGGGTTTTATTTGATGGATTGGATATTAGAGAAAAAAGCACGAAAAGCATATACTTTGCGGGATGCGTTCCCGGTTGCGTCTTGTATATCCGTTTTGCTCAATCAGATTGCACCGGGTATAACACACGCAGCCACGGCTGAATACAGTCAATTTTTATACAGCGGTAACAACCCAATATCCGGGTTGAATTTCCGTTTGCTTGTATCACAGAAAACCAATATTATAAACGGGGAATATCAGCAACCCGCACAAAAAGCCCCGACGACCTTACAACAATTTACCAATATGTTACGGGATTGTTTTAAATGTTATTGGTTCATTGAGGACGGCAAATTTAAAATCGAACATATCCAATATTTCCGCAATGGCGGTTCCTATTCCGGCGGGGCTATATTAAGCCACGATTTGACAAAGGAATTGAATTTGCGCAACGGGAAACCGTGGGCGTTCAACACGTCGGAATATTCGTTTGATAAGGTCGATTTGCCGGAACGTTACCAATTTGAATGGATGGACGACGTTACGGCGGCATTTGAAGGGTTGCCGATACAAGTAATAAGCAAGTATGTAACGCCCGGAAAGGTTGAGGAAATTAATATATCAAACTTTACGTCCGATATTGATATGATGTTGTTAAACCCCGGCAATATGAGTTCGGACGGGTTCGCCTTGTTTGCCGCCGTTCCGCCAACGTCCGGGTCGCAATGGATATTACCATTTACCCGCCAAACTATTAACGGGGTCGAATACTTTTTGCAAAACGGATATTTGGCGTTTATCAATCTGCAATCCCCGTATTGGTTATATGATTTACCCGCCCGTCGTGTATCAATAAACGGTTCCGAGGTTTACGCATACGGTATTGAGAGAAAGAAGAAACAAACGTTTAGTTTTCCGGCAAATGACGACCCAAACCCGATGCAACTAATAAAAACGTATATCGGTAACGGTCAAGTTGATAAATTAAGCGTAAATTTGTGTAGTCGAAACATTAAAGCAACGTTGAAATATGATACAGAATAACAATATAAGCGTATTGCCGTGGTACACGTCAATAGAGCAGCAGAACCACCGTAAAAGTTACGCATACGGGCAAATATACCCATTGTTCGCACCGGCTGATAGATTATTGCCGTTTCAGATAATAAGAAATACCCGTTCAAATTCTGTTACGTCTGTTATTCTATATGATAAAACCGGAAAACAAATTGCAAATATAACAACATACATGAGGGAAACCGGATTGCAAGTTGTCCGGTTTCAGTCGTTGGGATATGATGTAATATTATACCCGGCAATATTACCCATGCCGTTAAATCAGTTTGACGGAATTTATTATTTGCGGTTATCTGATGGCGTTCAAACGTGGTATTCTGAAATGTTTACGGTTGTGCAGGACGTTTCCGGTTATTTGAAAATTGATTGGTGGGACATTGAAAATTTAGTGTTTGACGCCGGACAAATAGTTTATAAAAATCCGACATTCAAAAACATGTTATATCTTTGTACCGAGTTAGGAAAACCGGATTATGAATTTGAAGAGGACGGCGAGGAAAGGGACGGTTATTTTTTCCCGGAAAAACAAATTTCGGTAAAGACGTTCAAATGTACTATATTGGCACCGGAATACTTATGCGATGTTATGCGTTTTATTCGTATGGCTGATTATATACACATAACGGATAAATACGGCAGGGAATACGATTGCGACACGTTTTTAATTACCCCAAAATGGCAGACGCAGGGAGATTTGGCGAGCGTGGAAATAGAATTTCAGACAGCAACCGTCGTTAAAAAAATAGGTCGTGGATATTTAGGGGCAAATATTGGCGATTTTAACAGCGATTACAATAATGATTTTAATAACGATTAAATTAATTAGTTATGGCGAATTATCAAGAATTAAAACAAGCGATTGCGGATGTTATAAAAACAAATGGCAATCAAGAAATTACCGGGGCAATACTTCAAAATGTATTAAAAAGTATTGTATCTGTAATTGGAGAAAATGCGACATTTGCAGGAATAGCCATACCCGGCACAAATCCCGGAACACCCGATGCAAATGTATTCTATTTGACTACAACAGATGGTATTTATGTAAACTTTGGCAATATACAAGTAAATCCAAATGAATTGGCTATAATATATACGGACAATAATATTTGGCGTGTTTATAGGCTAAATGTTCTTACAAATAAATCAATAAATGTTTATCCGGATTGGTTTGACTTTCAAAATTCAGTCGTAAAAGCAACAAATACTCTTTTCTTTGAAAAAGTTGGAGGGTTAAATATTGCCGGATTTGATAAAAGTTTAAGATTAGGACTTTTTTCTTTTATAAAAGGACATTCATCTTTTGGGAATAGAATTGGTTTTGCATGGGAGAAAGACCAAGTTTGGCAAAGAGGTGATTTGTTGACTAATGTAAATTTCAATGCCCCATTTTTATATAAAATAGACGGCAAACAATACTATATAACAATAGATGTTTCGCAGGTTCCGGATAGTGAGACAATTTATATATCTGATGCCGGCACCGGAGAGATAAAATTGAAAATTAATGATAGATACACAAACTTTTCTGAATATTCAGACGTTTCCGGACTGAAAACCGATGTTGATGCACTTAAAACAGACGTTTCCGGACTGAAAACCGATATATACGGTAATGGTGGATTGAACTTCTTAAAAAATCCGGATGACAATTATAGTGAAGCGGAAAGGAAAATTATTTATGCAATTAAAAATATAGGTTTTTATGACGTACCGGAGGCAATAAAAAACGATGATATTTTTGTTAGAACTTTTGCCGCACAAACAGAAACAACGGGTGGTTCTTTTGGGCAGTTAGTATATTTCGCAAACAAAAGGATATACAATGAAACAAACAATTGGGACATAGCGTCAATATTAATTGCGCCTAAGGTCCCATGCGACTATCAAGAACATGAATTTGATGTTACGGTTTCGTCCGGAGAAATGGCAGGGTTAAGAATTAGGGTATTAATAGATTATTCGGTTTTTGCAGGAACAGAATTTTTATACGGCACAAGAATAAATAATAAAATTGTATTCAATCTATTGCGAACATGGAATGAACTGTTGAACGATAGATTGCATAAAATAGAAACGGATATATCAGAATTGCAAAAGGAAAATACATATATAATGCCGATGCAACAAAAAAATGTTGTTTTTGCGGGGTCGTCAAATGTGTGGGGCGATGGATTTTTGTTTTATTCGTATCTAAAAAAGCCAATTGATTGGTTGTATAAAAGTTCCGGAAAATATACAGCATATAATGACGTTGAAACGACAAATGGCGAAGAACAGACAAACGACGTTAAATTTATGGATGGAAAAGCCATAAAAATATCCGGAGTAGGTGCGGAAATTAAGTTTAAGCACAAAGGAAGTGAATTAAATATTTGCCAAGTGATAGAAAGAACGTCTGATTTTGCTTTAATAGGTTTATATGATGGAGATACAAAAGTTGCTGAATTTACAAACCACAACACAACAATAGGAAGCGATACAGAACAATTTTCCGGAGATGGGGAGAAAATAAAATTCAACCTAAAACGTTGCTTTACATATTCCCATGTTCTAAAGGTAAATGGAGTTTCCAAGAATATTATATTAAATACGCAAGGGTACGGCGGAACGTTCCCGGTTGGTGTTGATTGTCTTGTTATACGTTCGTTAGATGATAATGGAAACGTTATACATACATTGTATTTCAAGGAAGCACCAACAGCGGGGGCGGTAATTGATGTATCTTACAATTACGGGGAAACAATTTGTTTTGTTAAATCAACCGTTGGAGAAACAGAGAGTGGAGAAAATGAAAGTCCATACGGGGATGGAACAATTTCATACGACCCAACAAACCCGGCAAATATTAGTTCCGGTTTGGATTTTCGTTTGATTAATGAAAAATCATTTTATAAATTTTGGTTTGATTCAGATGTAGAAAGAGAAATAACCCTAAAAATAGAGGGTGGAAATAACCCGTATTTTGTATTTAATTTTGCGAGTTCCGTTTTCCATAATGTTATGAACGCAGGAATAGGAGGTTGGACAGCGGCAATTTACAATAGTGGTTCATATATCAATAGGGCGTATTGGAATATTGCTGATTATTTCAGTCCCGATGTTGTAACAATAGGACTTACGGGAAATGATGATTGGGCAAATTATCCACGAAAGATAAAGCGTGTTTACAATGGAATAACATTAGATGAATTGAAACAATTCCCGATGTTAGAAGTAGGCGAAATTGAATATGTTGAAGAAAGTGATACATATAACGTAACAAAAAATATTGGAATAATAAAAGAGATAACAACACGCAGTCTTAAAGCCGATGAAATAATTGGTTCGGACGTTGCCAAAGGGGATTTTGTCCGAATTGGAACTTATACCGGAGATTTGCGCCAAGTACAGACCCGTAGAATTGAAACCGTTGATAATGTTCAAGGTCAAATAACATGGGCAGAACCATTGCATTTGAATGAGTTTATTTGTATAGAAACCATTGATGATTTGGTAGGGCAGGAAATTTCAATTCGTTCAATAGAACAATATATGCAACAAATGGAGTTACTAATAAGTAACATAAAAAAGATGGTTCCGAAATGCAAAATATGTCTATTCAATATTTATTATGTTGATATGTGGACCAGAGATACCGCAGAATATACATATATACAACAATGGATTGCAGAAAAATTCGATGGAACCGTATATTTCGTTGATGCGTGGAAATATGCAAGGGATTATTGCGAAAATTCGCTTCATTCAAGGGATTTTGACTTTGTAGCTGATGGAAACGATACAATAACGTTCGCTATTGACGGCGTAGGACATTGGGAAGGTATAGAAGTTTGGGTAAACAATAAAAATGTATATGGAAAAGATTGTTATCCAATAACCGGATGGTACACTACAATTGAGGATAAAACGGGAAGTGAATTAAATTGGGTTGGAACCAATAACTATTACCCACGAATTTATAAAAAAAGAAATTTTGCGATAAAATGGAAACAGAATATACCATTAACCGGAACAGCTATAAAAGTAAAATTAGCAACCCGACAATGGTCAGCAGATTATGCGCACCCGAGAGATGGAGATTATATTGACAATTCATTGGGGCGTGCTTTAGTTTATGCAATTTCAAAAATTTAAGTTATGCAAGAAAGAAACATTATCAACGGAACAACCACGGCGGTTGACAACCGCACGGAATTTATGTTGTGCGAGATTATAAAGCAATAACCAAAACGGGGGCGGTTTACCGCCGCCCCTTAACTCTTTATTTATGGACGATATGGATAAAATTTTTAGTTGGGAACAATGGCGTATGATATTCGCCACGACCGCAAGCCCGTTATTTGCATATCTGACCCCGACGGCGGGGTTTATGTATGCGTTAGTTATTATGTTTGCGTTCAACATTTGGGCGGGAATGAGGGCGGACGGCGTGGCGATAAGGAATTGCAAACGCTTTTCGTTCCATAAGTTTAAGAACGCATTGGCGGAATTGCTTTTGTACGTCGTTATTATACACGTCATTTATTCCGTTATGTTGCAATGTGGCGACGACGGGGCGGCAATGATTATTATTAAGTCGCTTACATACGTGTTCATGTATGTATATTTGCAAAATGCGTTTCGCAACTTAATTAAGGCATACCCGAAGAAAATAGCCTTACGGATAATATACCATGTTATCCGGTTGGAATTTACACGGGCGTTGCCGTCTTATTGGCAACCAATAATCGAGCGTTTCCAAAAGGAAACCGATGACGATATTATTAACGATAAAGAAAAGGAGGTAAGAAAATGAAACCTATTGTTATTTTAGACAACGGACACGGCGAAGAAACCGCCGGGAAACGTTCCCCGGTTTGGGGCGACGGTTCCCAATTGTTTGAATGGGAGTTTAACCGTGACATTGTACGCCGTATTGCGGCGATGTTAAAAGCCGATGGCGTAAAGTTTGAAATTTTGGTACCGGAGGAAACCGACGTATCATTACCGGAGCGTTGCCGCCGTGCAAACGTTATCCATGCGGATTGCGGCAACAACGCCGTTTTGTTTAGCGTTCACGGGAACGCCGGAGGCGGCACCGGGTGGGAATGTTATACCAGCGTAGGACAAACGAAAGCGGATGCAATCGCAACCGTACTTTGTAATGAGGCGGAAAAAGAGTTTGCCCCGGATGGTTGGAAAATGCGCTTTGACCATACCGACGGCGACCCGGACAAAGAAAACCAATTTTACATTCTGAAACATACGGTTTGCCCGGCGGTATTATCTGAAAACTTTTTCATGGATACCGAAAAAGATTGCCGTTTTATGTTGTCAGACGCCGGGCGTGAACGTATTGCAAAAATTCATTATGAAGCGATAAAACGTATCTTATGAAAAAATATTTAATAATAGCGGCAATTGCTTTGGCGGTTTCCGCCGTTGTCACTATATGGGTGCAACGTTCCCGGATTAATACGTTGACCGGGGAAAGGGACAAATACAGAACCAACACGGAAACGTTATTGCAGGAAGTTTCCCGGTACCAAACGAAAGATAGTTTGAACGCCGCCAAAGTTGGGGTTTTGGAACTGAAATTGTCAGAGTTTGAAAAATACCGGGCGAGCGATGCGGAGTTGATAAAGACGTTGCAGACAAAGAACCGGGAGTTGGAACGGGTTACAACAACCCAAATGGAAACAATCAACGAATTGCGGGCAACCGTCCGGGATAGTGTTGTATATTTGCCCGGCGATACGGTTACGACCGTTTTACGATGCGTCGATATTGTCGAACCGTATTTTGAGTTGCACGGATGCACGACGCCCGCCGGAGTATTTACCGGGACGCACATAAACCGGGATAGTCTGTTAATAGCGGAAACGGTACAATATAAACGCTTTTGGGGGTTCCTTTGGAAAACAAAGAAGATAAAGAACCGGGAAATTGACGTTGTAAGCAAGAACCCAGCGACCCGAATATTGGGGGTTGAGTTCGTAACCATAGAAAAGTAATAAACCGGGGGTTGTAACAAGGCGTTGCAACCCCTTTTTTTTATTGAGCCATTTTTAGCCCGTTTCCGGGCATTTTATTTCAAAGTGGATAATTTACCCGTCCCACTTGTAAAAGTCGCTTAAATCAAAAATTCCAAGAAAATAATATTAGTATGCCGATAATATGAGAAATAAAAATAAAACTTCTTATATTTGCACTATCAAAATACTAAAATATAATTTTATGGAGAATTGGAAAGACATTAAAGGTTATGAGGGGTTGTATAAGGTTAGTTCATACGGTCGAATAATGACGGTAAGGAAAAACGCAATACTTTGTCCCGCAAAAACTATTAGTAACGGTTTAACCGTATCATTAAGTAAAAACGGAAAGGTTGAGAAAAGGCAAGTTAGCCGATTAGTTGCGGCGGCTTTCATTCCGAACCCGGAAAATAAACCATGTGTTGACCATATCGACGGGGTGCGTTTTCATAATTTCGTCGAAAATTTGCGTTGGTGTACGCAAGACGAAAATATGAATTACGAATTAGCAATAAGGAATAAGACAAAATACAATTTCCCAATTGAGGGCGTCGGATATGATGGCAAAGTATGTGTTGAGTTCTTAAATTACAAGGATGCACAGAAAAAAGGATTTGATAGAACGCAAATAAAAAAGGCGGTTGATACGGGAAAACCATATAAAGGCATACATTATCGAATAAAAACCGAAAAATAAAAGATAAAACCTTTGGTAATTAAAATAAAGGTTGTATATTTGCATCATCAAACAAGAACGACCGGGCGTTTTCCCGGAAAATAGAGAGCGAAACAATATGAATACTCAAAGCATTTATAACGGATTAGATTACACAACAAAAGAGATTAACCGCAATTTCAAAATCAAGGTAAACGGAATTGTAAACGGCAAAAAGGTTAATGTATTGGTTGGCGTGTCCGGTTTAATAAAGATTGTCGGCGACATTAAGTTTGTCAATCGCTTGTTAAAACGTGCTTTCAATTGTTACGGCGACAAAGAGGTTTGCAAATTGCGCCGAGGCGTTAAAATCACTTTCTATTATCAGTAAACAACGACGGGGCGTTTTCCCCGGAACAATATAAATTTTCAATCATGGCAAAGTACATTTTAGTTAAGAAAGTAAAGGGAAAGAAATACGAGTACCAAGTTATTGACGCCGATAGTAAGGCGATTGTATCAAAAAGAACGTCCGCCCGTGAATATGTGGCGTGTACCGCCGACGGGTCGTTTTATTTCGGTCGTTTGGATTTAATCGGCAAAGGCGACCACGGCAAACGGTTGAGCCATGCGACGGAAATATTGGCAAACCCGGAAAAGGCGTATAAAAAACAAATCGCATACTTTACGCCGGATTATCGGAGTACATGGATAGCCGAAAACCCCGCCGAACAATGGATTGCCCGAAACGTTGAATATGCGACAAAGGAAAAAGAGAGATTAAACGCAATTGCGTATTTGCAGTAATAACCAAGCCGGGGGCGCAATCCCCCGGCATAACCATTTAGAGCGATGAACAAAACGAAACGTTACCGATTAAGTCAAGATGTGTATAAGATAATCCAAAATGCAAACGGCGGGTTATTTTTGCTTTATACCCGGCACAATCCCGGCGATGTGTTGAACCTATTGTTAGACGGCAACGATATTGGGTTGATGTGCCGAGTTGAGAGCCGACACGACCAATATTATAAGTATTGCAAAGTAATTACGGAGGGCGTACAATGAGCCGTAACAGAGAGCGACAACAAGAATTGCAGCCGGGGCGGGTCGATTACGCCCGTACCCGGTTGGAGGCGTTGGGCTATCCGGTTACGGAGGTCAACGCCACGACCTTACAATTTACTTTCCGGGGTTCCCCGGTTACATTATACCCGTATTCCGGTTGGTTTACCGGGCGCACCGTTACCGATGGACGGGGAATTAATAACCTATTAAAACAAATACCTATGCGATTTGCATTAAGAAAACAAGAAAAGATAAAAGCGTATTTTGAGCCAAACGGGGACGAAATGTTGAACCGGATAAAAGAAAGTTTAACCCGGTATTTTTCCGCCGACCGTTCGGAGTTCCCGGAGGGGTTCCGGGATATTGAAAGCGATTATAACCAATTGCCGGGGGAACCGTACCCAACCATTGCGATAAACGACACCGGGAACCCGGAACGTATGATTGAGTTCTATGTTACCGGGAAACAATACGACGTTTACCATGTGGCATTTAAAGGATTTACAAAGGGTTAATATATGGGAATGATAAAAAGGAATTGCGACAATTGCGGCAAAGAATACAACGCCGATACCCGGAATTTACGCCGAGGTTGGGGACGTTGTTGTTGTAAGAGTTGCGCCGCCCAATTGAGGGAAAAGAATAAACCCGGATATAACCCGGAACGGGTCGCCGTAAATAATGCACGCCGGAAATTTTGGGCGGATTGCCCGGAACCGGAACATTACCCGTTGAGTTATGACGGGGCGGATTTCGACCAATGGGGGGATTGTGAATTTGGAATACATGATTAAAAAGATAACCCCCGACGCAATGAAGTAACGCCGGGGGTTGGTACGCAGTAACCGAGAGCGATGTTTGAGGTTATGCGGTGCAACAAAATTAGTGCTTTTTATCTGTATTACAAGCGTCCAACATGAACAAATAAAACTTTCAAAGGTTTTATTTTTGGTAATACAAATATTATTTATACATTTGCAGAAACAAAAACCCACCGGGGGAGTACCCGGCAAAGATATGAGAATAAAAGAGAGCGATTTATTAAAACAATTGGCGACCGATAGCGGGAAAACAGCCAACCAAGTTGCCGAAATTATCATTTCGGAATTACTCAAAAACAAAGTTATTGAGGACGACCCGGACAATTGGGGCGTTTCCGTTTTCGATGCAATAAACGAGGACGTAACCGAGGAACAAACCGCCAATTGTTATGCGGCTATTTCCGAGGCGTTGGGCGTGTATCTGAAACGGGTATATTTCATTGTCCCGGATTTGGATTTAATGGGTAATGAAGATTGCCCGGAATGCGGCGGCGAAATGGAAGTTACCGACGGGGAATATAAACAGACCGGAGGCGACGGATATTTGACCCCGCCGGAATATACCGCAATTTGGGAGGAAATGACGTGTACGCATTGCGGACACAAAGAGAGCAACGAACCGAGTTATTAACAATAAAAGACTAAAGAAATGGCAGAAATGACGAAATTAAGAGTAAACGAGGCAATCGCACGGGCGCAAACCGCCGGAATTAAAGTTTATAAAAAAGAGGTTGCCGCCCGGTTATGGGAGGGACGCACCGAAAGCGCACAACAAGTTAATATGACTAACTTATGTAACGGAACGACTAAACAGATACGCCCGGAATGGGTCGTTATCATTTGCGAAATGTGTAATTGTACCCCTAATTATTTGTTTGGCTATGAAGAATAACGGGTTACAATGGTTTGAACGCATGGCGGACGTTATGTTTTCCGATAGGTTCCAAGCGAAAGCGATTATTGCGACATTTGGAACGTTGGGCGTTGTTTGTCTGATTGGCGCATTTTGGAACCCGTGGCAATTGATGTTTGCGGGTCTGTGTGCCGCAATGGTATTATGTGGATTTTCAGAATTAAAAAAGAGTAGAAAATGAGAGCGAACAAAAAGAAACCGGAAAACCCGGTACAAAAGACGGTTGAAAGTTTGGGAGCCGTTCCCGCCGACCAATTCCCGGAAATTACCGAGGAACAACAACAAATAATCCCACCGTTTGAAGCGGTCGAGGTTGAACAACCAACCGGAATATTTGAGATATTGCCGGGCATGACGGTTGAGGAAATGACGGCAATGTTTTTTGATGAAAAAACGTTGATTGAACCCCCGTATAAGGTTTGGCAATTGAATAGTAAGGGACACCGCTATTATTACCGATACGACGACAACGGGAACCCGGAGTTTTTCCCGTCGGTTACAACGATATTGTCCCAAACGTTACCCAAAGCCCCGCACTTGATACAATGGATTGCCAACAAAGGCATTGAGGAAGCGGAACGATACAAAGGCGAACGGGCGGCGTATGGTACGTTTATGCACGCCGCATTTGAGGAATTATTAATTAACCGGGCTTATGATTTGGACGGGTTAAAAGGCAAACTAAAAGAATATATTGAGGTTTACCGATTATCGGACGACTTTATTTATTACGCCGACGATTTGAAAAAGGACGTATTGGCGTTTGCTCAATTCGTATTAGATTACGACGTGCGCCCGTTGGCGGTTGAAATTGCTTTGGTGCATCCATATTACAAGTATGCCGGAATGATTGATTGCCCGTGTACCATGTTGGCAAAGATAGGCGGCGACGAACGTATTAACGCAATCGTCGATTTTAAGAGCGGACGCAAAGGATTTTACGAGGAAAGCGAAATACAATTAGGGATGTACCGGGATATGTGGAACGTCAATTTTGAACAATTCCCCGTTACCCGTATTTTCAATTTCAGCCCGAAAGATTGGCGCAAACGTCCGTCGTACAATTTGAAAGAACAAACGGATAGCCCCAATATACGGAAAATCCCGTATCTGTTAGAAATTGCAGCCATTGAGGACGAAAAGAAAGATAATACGTTTACGTCGGTTAATGGTATGGTTTTATTGGATAATGCACCCGATTTGACGCAAAACGTAATATCCTTATCGTTGGCGGAATTGATTAAAACGAAAGCCCCAAAGGAGGCAACCCCGGACGAAAACACGGACGCCGCCGAGAAAGTCAAGGCGGACGCACCGGAACCGGAAAAGGAGCCAAAGAAAACAACCATTGTTAAACGTGCGCCCAAAAAGGCAAAGGAGGCGGAAAAGAAAGCCACCACGGACAAAACGACCGCAAAGCGGGGTAATACCACGGAAAAGAAAGTAAAGCCCGCAAACGAGCCTAAAAAGCCCAAAAATGAGAGTAGGAAAAAGATGTTGAACGACGACCCCGAAATATGAAAACGATAAAAAGATTTGATTGCTATTTGATAAACAAAAACGGCGTTGTTTTCTCTAAAATAACGGGGAAAGAATTAAAGCCGTTTTTGCGTAAGGGTTATTTGTGTGTTTGTCTTTATAATTTTGGTATAAAATATACTATCTATGTTCATAGATTAGTTGCCGAAACATATATTGATAATCCACGAAATAAACCATGTATCGACCATATCGACGGGAACCCGTTTAATAACCATGTGGATAATTTGCGTTGGGTTACACATTCGGAAAATAACAATAATCCGATTACAAAACAACGGCAATCTAAAAGCGCAAGTAAGCCAATGACGGGTAAATTTGGAGCCAATAACCACTTATCAAAAGCGGTTTTAATGCTTAAAAATGGCGTTGTTATTAAAGAATACCAATCTATAAATTTGGCAGAAAGGGACGGTTTTAATAATTCGCTAATAGTAAGATGTTGCAAAGGATTACGCAAAAAACATAAAGGTTATGAATGGAAATATAAAAGGTAGAATTGTTAGACCGGAGGCGGAAAAATCCCGTTTGATTTTGCCCCGTGTCGGTCAAATAAAAATCGGTATGAAAAACGCAAACGGTTATCCGCAAAGCGTTGATTACTTCATACCAACGGGAAAGTATGCCGGATTATTTACGCAAGCATACGGCGAAAAGCCGCAAACAATACAAATTGTTTTCCCGGACGACGACCCGGCAAAAGTATGTAACGAACGTTACGAATACCGGGACGACGACGGGCGATTGATTGCGGCGGGCGATGGCGACACGTTCCAAGTATGGGACGGAAAGAAATACGAAACGTTGACAACGGAAAAGTACCCAAATTTAATGCAGTCAATAACGAAGCGTTACCCGAATAAAAAGAGCCGCCAACCGGATTGCGACGGTTGGGAGGTTACATTAACGCTAAACTTTATTGTTCCGTTGGTTCGTGGGGTTGCCGGGGTGTGGCAATTCGCCACAAAAGGCACGGCGTCCACAATCCCGCAAATTCGGGAAACGTTCGACGGTATGTTAGCGGAACGGGGATTTTGTAAAGGCATTATCTTTGATTTGAATGTACAATTTGCGACAACGCAAAAGCCGGGCGACCGTTCCCGTTTCCCCGTTGTGTCGTTGGTTCCCAATGAGAGTGCCGACAATGTTTTGAAAGTACGTAAGGCGTGGGAACCTGTAAAGCAATTGGATAATGAATAAAAAATGCTATATTTGCGTCGATAAAACAAACGACTACCACCGTTTGTAAAGTATTGCTAATTTATTTAGCGTAAAGCCCGTTTTCCGGTGTGTGGTAGCCCGGATTGCGGGCTTTTATATTTTATCATGGATTTTATTGTAAAGAACAAATGGATTAACGAATTACATTTGAAAGGTAATAAGTTAATGTTGTATGCAATGATACACGCCTATTGTATTAGATATGGCGAGTATTCAAAGGGTATTTTATATTTATCCAAATGTTTAGGGATAAATAAAAGCACTGTAATTGATTGCCTTAAATGGTTATGCGAAAAAGGATTGTTAATAAAATCAGTTCAGCCCGTAGCGGAACCGGATGTTTATAAAATATCAATATCATGAAATACACGATATTAATAAACCAATATGCCGCCGTTAATAGCGGTTTGGATTTAGATTTAATAGATTTGGCGATTTTTGATTTTATAAAAGATTTCGCCAATTGTGCAAGTTGCGTTAAGATGCACACCCCGGAGGGAATATATTTTTGGATTTCCCACAAGTTAATATTGGAAGCAATGCCGTTATTGAATATAAAGACAAGTCAAGGCATGATAAAGCGTATTGATAATTTGATTAAAGCCGGAATTTTACAAAAACATCCTAATTGCGAATTGTATAACAAAACTCTGTATTGTTTTGGTGAAAATTACGAGTTACTAACATTTACCGAAAAGGCAGCAAGGATATTAACCGGAGTTGATACCCCTAAACAAAAGTTGATGCCCCCCATAAACGAAAGTTTAGGGGTACCCATAAACGAAAGTTTAGGGTATAATAGTAATAATATAGATAATACAATAAATGATAATGAGAATACCCCCAACAACAATGTTGTCGGGGAATTATTCCCGGAAGAACAAAAGGTTGAGGAACCAAAGGAGAAAAAAACGTTATTCCGTAATTCCGACGTTTACAAAATGGTTAAATTTGAAAACGGCGTTGGCGTGGATTATTCAGAGTTTGAAAGTAAGTTTGCGACACCGGAATTTGAAAAGGTCGATTTGGTTTATTACTTTCATTCGGTTAGCGATTGGAGCGACCAAAAGAATATGAAGCGCACTAAAAACGGTTGGTTGGCGACCGTCCGCAATTTCATACGGGGGGACGTCGAAAAGAAAAAGTTGCATTTGAAACCCGAATACAAAGCCCCAACGCAAAGATTGAACGTTGCCGGGGCTATTGAGTATTTGAAAGATGATTATTAACAATGGAAGCATTACCCGAAAAGACAAACAGATTGCCACAAACGTTGCCCGAAAAACGACAATCCGCCGCCGTTTTGCTTTATAGCGGAACGGCAAAAGCAATTGACGTTCGCCGGGCGATGGTTGAGTTACCGGAGGTTGCCAAAGCATTAACCCCGGTCGAAAAATATATTTTCGTGGCGTCCACAAAAAAACAGATTGCCGAGATTGACGACGAAACGTTGATTGCCAAAACCGGGCAAATGTTCCGGTTTATCGCAATGGACGTGGGGTTTATCATTCCCACGGAAAACCGGGACGATTGGACGTATATTTGTACCCGGTTGTTGGATTTGCTCAAACGCTATTATTCGCAATTAACATTATCCGAGGTTAAATTAGCGTTTGAATTGCTGATTACCGGGGAATTAGACGACTATTTGCCAAAGGATAGGGACGGCAACGCCGAACGGAAACATTACCAACAATTCAACGCCGATTATTTCGCAAAGGTATTGAACGCATATTGCCGGAAACAAAACCAAGTTATCGGCAAAGCATATACAGCGTTGCCGGAACCGAAAAAGGAGTTAAGCCCGGAGCAAATCCGGTATTATCGCAATCAATCGGTTATGACTTGTTTAATGTGTTTTATGCGCTATAAATATACCGGGCGTTTAGTGTTTGGATTAACCGACGAAATGTTTGTTTATAATTGGTTGTTGGGCGTTGGGTTAGCGGATGAAGTGAAAGAAACCGAGGACGACCGGAAAGAAGCGTATAACCGATTTTTGGCACGTGCCGCCCGTGGGTTCGTTAATGAATTTACCGTTTACCACGTTCGGAAACAAGGAACCCAAAGCCCGGAAATTGATTATACAGCCTTTGAGGTTGCCCGGCGCAAAGAAATTAAACGGACGTTTGACCGAATGATTAAGGACGAAATTTATATCTATCATTATTTAAGGTTTGAAAAATGAAAAAAAGAGTTTCAGCGACAAAGTTGTACCGACTTTGGGAAAGTATAAAAGCCCGTTGTTATAATCCTAAAAGAAAGGATTATAACAATTATGGAGGTCGTGGAATAACTATTTGCAAAGAATGGTTTTGTTTTGATGCCTTCAAAAATTGGGCTTTAGAAAATGGATATAACCCCGGTTTAGAAATTGACCGGATAGATAACGACGGGATATATAGCCCGGAAAATTGCCGTTTTGTTACTCATTCGGAAAATAATAGAAATAGGCGAATACGCCGAGATAACACAACCGGATATAAGGGAGTAACCCGGCATAAACAAACCGGGAAATATAATTATGAAATTCAAATCGACGGAATACGATACAGAAAGAGCGGTTTTATAACTGCAAAGCAAGCGTATGACGAACGATTGATTAAGATTGAACAAATAAAAAAGATGTTATGAAAATAAATTGCATTATAGGCATAGACCCCGGAAGCAATGGGGGTATTGTGGTTTGGCGACCCAACCACAACGCAACGGCAATTAAGATGCCTAAAGACATTAACGAGATACGGGATTTTCTCAACTATTACAAAGAGATTTGCACGCCGATTGTCTTTTTGGAAAAATTGAGCGTTCGCCCGGACGACGTAACAGTTGGCGATACCGGGGCAAACATGGGTAAATTGTACCGCATACAAAAGATGTTGCAAAACTTTGAGCATTTGAAAGCCATTATAACCGTCGCCGAAATACCGTTTGTTTTGGTTAATGCGATGAAGTGGCAAAACGACCTTAAATTGCGTATCAAGGTCAAAGGGAAAAAGGAAGAAAAGGCAGACCGCAAACGACGGTTCCGGGATATTGCCGGGAAATTGTACCCGGAGATTACCCCGGCGTTGTGGAATGCGGACGCAACGTTAATTATGCACTTTGGACGGTTCATTTTGCAGAATAACCCCCGTTGGGTTTTGGAAAATTTGCCCCAACAAATGCACAACCGTTTATTTTAAGCCCGTAGGGACGTTTAATTATTCAAATGGTTACTTATATGGCAGACGAAACAAAAGCCCCGCAAATCGAAAATCCCGAAAAAATAACGGCAAAAGATTTGGCGGAAATGGTAAAACAGATGCGGCACAACCAACGACGTTGTCAACGGAATCCAACCCCGGAAAAATTGGCAACGTTGGAAAGTTGGGAACGCAAAGTTGATGCGGTCGTTGCTGTATTGGCCGATACACAAATGAAATTGTTTTGATATGGACGAAATGGATTATATCTATTTAGGCGACCGATTGACCCGCCCGGAATTGCGACGTATGCCGTGCCGGGCGGTTCGTCGTTCTGATGGTAAATGTATAAGAGGGCGCAACGGCAATATGTTAGTTGAGTTTGACGGCGTGGGTAAATGCGTTATTTTGGGGCGATTATTGCGGAAAATAAAAAAATAGCCGAAAATAAAAGATAAAAGTTTTGGTATATCCATTATTTTACATATATTTGCGGCATGAAAAAAGGTAAATACTTAATAGAATATGATTGTTACGTTGCTGAAAATGGCAATATAACGCAAAATGATAAGGAAATAAAGCCTTATTTGAACGGTGGCTATATGACTGTAAAATTAAAAATCAATGGTTTAAAAGTTATGCGGGTTCATAGATTGGTTGCTTTGGCGTTCATTCCCAACCCGGACAATAAACCATGTGTTGACCATATCGACGGGAATAAATTAAATAATCATGTTAATAATTTACGTTGGTGTACTATTGGCGAGAACCTAAAATTTGAGAACGTTAAACGTGTATCAAAATTATATCCCGTTAAACGTATTGATAAATTAGGTAATATTGTATGTTTTGATAATATTTTAGATGCGTGTGTTTTTCCTTGGCAAAAGTATGTAATATTACAGGTATGTAACGGGAAAAGAAAAACATACAACGGTTATAAATGGGAACATAACGACCCGGCGATTTCCGGGAAATAAATAAATTTAAAGAGCGATGTATATTAAGAAATTGGAATTGTTGAATTTTCAAGTTATCAAAGAGTTCAACGCAGATTTTGAGGGTAATGTATATTTCATTACCGGGGACAATGAGTTAGGCAAATCAACCCTTTTAAAAGCAATCGGCGCAATGTTGACCGGGAACCGGGACGCCGTGTTGAAAAATGGAGAGGACAAAGGATTTGCAAAAATGGTAGTAGGTAACGACGGCGAAAATTACGAAGTCGAATTAAAGTTTACCAAAGCTAACCCACGTGGGACGTTATCCATAAAATCACAAACAACCGGGATGCGTTCGGATAACGTTTCAATGTTGCAAAAGATTTTCGGCTACCAAGATTTTGACGCCGTGGAGTTTTCCCGTTGGAGTGAAACCGCCGAGGGACGCCGCAAACAAATTGAGGTTGTAAAGGCTTTGTTGCCGGAAAAGGTGCGCACCCGAATTGCAGAAATTGACGCCGAGGTTACGACCGTTAAGGACAAACGAAAGGACGCCAACGCCGAGGTCAAGACGTACACAACCATTTGCGCCAACGCTGAAAAGCAATTGAAACCCGGCGACGTCAAAACGTATGCCGAGAAAAAGGATATTACGGCGTTGATGGAAGAACAAAACGAAAATGCCCGGTTGATTGAGAAAGCGAAAACGGTACGCCAAGCCCGGCAACAAAGGATTGAACAATTGGAGGCAATCCCCGGACGAATTAAAGAGGCGGAAGAAACCCGAAAAAGTAATATTAAGGCAATCGACGACAAATTAGCCGCCGAGGAAAAAGAAGTTGCCCGGATAATTGCCGAGGCAAACGCCCGGTTGGAAAAAGCCAAAGAAGATGCGAAAGCCAACAAAAAAGCCATTGAAAACGATTATAAGGAAACGTTGCAAGTTATCGTAAATGACAAATCCGAGTTTGTGAAACGTAAAGCGAATGCCGACAAATGGTTAGAGGAATACGAAGCCAATAACCCGGAACAATTAGACACGGCGGAACAACTCAAAAAAGCCGAGGAACACAACCGTATCAATGCGTTGGTTGTGGATTACATGGCAAAAAAGAAACAAAAGGAAGCCGCCGAGAAAACCGCCCGCACGTTTGAGGACAAATTAGGCGCATTGGCAAAGGAAAGGGAAACACTTATTGCAACGTCCAAATTGCCGATTGCCGGGCTTTCGTTCACGGACGACGGGTTAGAATTAAACGGCGTGCCGTTCGTTGCCGGGAAAGTGTCAGATAGTCAAATCATGGAGGTTGCCGCAAAACTGATTATTGCAAGCAATCCGACGGTTAAGGTATTCCGTATTGCGAGGGGCGAAAGTTTAGGCGAAAAGCGTTTGCAAGCAATCATTGATATTGCTAAACAAAACGGTTTTCAAGGGTTCATTGAGGAAGTAAAGCGGGGACAAACCGATTTAGTAGTTGAAGAATATACAGAAAACTAATAATAACCGGGGGCGGGCTTTCCGTCCCCTTAAAATCTAAAACAATGGCATATACATTGAACGATAATTTGAAACGTTGGGCGGAACAATACGAAACCGCCGAGTTTGTCCAATCCGACCCGGTGCAAATCCCGCACCGTTACGATAGCCGGGTAAATATTGAGATTAGCGCATTTGTTACGGCGTGGATTGCGTGGGGTTCACGCAAACAGATAATCCAAAAGGCGGATTTTATCGACCGGGAAATTTTCAAGGGCGAACCGTATCATTACATTGTCGGCAACAACGTTGAACCCGGAGCCGCCCCGGAATGGAAGCAATACAAAGGCAGTAAAGAGAATTTTTACAGAACGTTTACATACGCCGATTTTCACGACCTTTGCGCCCGCTTATTTGACGTGTATAGTAAGTTTGAGAACATGGAAAAGGCATTGCAAGCGCAACCGGGCGGGCGTCCGTTGGAGCAATTGCAACGTCTTTTCGGCGATGTTAAGGGCGTGCCGGATATGGAAACGAAAAGCGGTTGCAAACGCTTATGTATGTTTTTACGTTGGATGTGTCGCCACGGTTCCCCGGTTGACTTTGGATTGTGGACGATTTGCGACCCCCGTAATTTGATTATTCCATTAGATACCCACGTGCATAAACAGGCATTGCGGTTGGGGCTTGTAAAACGCCAGACGCCGGATTTGCAAACAGCCATTGAGATAACCGACCGTTTCGCCGAGATATTCCCGGACGACCCAACAAAGGGGGATTTTGCGTTGTTCGGTTATGGAGTGAATAACGGTAAGGTTGCACCCGTTACGAAGGAACCGGAGCCGGAAAAAGAGCAACCAACCGCCGTGGCTGATTTGTCAATTGCCGACGTTCTGAAAATGCGGTTGTTTTATGACAACGCCGCCGCCGAGGTTCGGGAAATATGGGAAAGTCGGGAAAAAGCCCGCAAAGCATTGAAAGCAACCGAGCGTTTGAAAGCGCACCCAATCGACGGGTTGCACAATGCCGGATTGTTGGAGCCGGGCGAATTTGTTGTTGCATTTGCAAAAGTATTGGATAAGCGGGAAACGAAGTTATCACGGGCGGAACGGGACGTTATCCATACAATCGGAATGACAGCGTTTAATAAGACAATGAAAAAATTAATAGCCGATGAAAAAGCGAGAAATAACAGCAACGGGGACAATAAACAATAACGGCGGGTTGGCAATGTACATGGGGGAATTAAACGAGTTTTTCAAGGGTTGGAAAGGTTCCCGCATTATTGCCCGGTTTATTGTAGCGTCCCCCGGTTCGTCCGAGGCTTTGAAAGGGTATTATTTCAACTATGTTGTACCGACGTTTAAGCACGCAATTTGGGAGGCGGGCGAACGTCTTACAGAGGAACAAACCGAACGACGTTTGAGGGAATTTTCCCCTATTATGTACGTTGAACGGGTCAACGAGGAAACGGGGGTATATTCCCACGATTTGCGCACCGTGGCGGATTTGTCGAACGCCGAGTTAATCGAACATATCGAAACGCTCAAACAGATAGCCGCTGAGGAATACAATACATTTATTGACGACCCCCGAACGTTGTAGGTATGTTTTGCAAGTGTAACGGAAAGCGGAAAAATTACCCGTTGGCGAGTTGGCGGATAATCCGCCACAATACACGCCAAAGCATTACAGCCGGATAAAGTGTTTGCGGTGCGGGTGCGTTTGGATTACACGGGCAAAATATGTTGAACAAACCCCCAACGAGGACGGGCAAAAAAGACTTTTTTAGTATGGAATTAAACGACAAATCCCCGATGCCGCAAGGTAAATTTAAGGGGCAACCGATGGAAAACGTACCGTATTGGCATTTGCTTTGGTTGGACGGAAAACCGTTTTGTAACCGGGACGTCCAAAAGTATATAGACGAAAACCGAGACGTTTTGGAATTGGAAAAAAAGCGGGATAAATACCGCAATGAGAGCGAAAACAGTAATTAACGATTTAATATTTAAGGTTATGCAAAAATTTGATTTGAAAGATGTTTGTTTCTTTGATTGTGAAACAACCGGGGTTCCGGCAAAGGGTTTGAAATGGGATGCGGATTTTGAGCAATTCCCGCACGTCGTCCAATTGGCATGGTCGTTGGGCGATAAGGAAAAAAGTTATATTATCAAACCCGATAATTACGAGATACCCCCGGAAACAACCGCAATTCATGGTATAACAACCGAACGGGCAATTGCCGAGGGCGTGCCGTTTGCCGAGGTTGTGGACGAATTTTTAGCGGATGCCAACGCCGCCCCGCTTGTATGTGCGCACAATATTTACTTTGATAGTTCAATGTTAAAAGCAAACGTTTTGCGCTATTGTGGACGGGAATATTACGACGCACACGTTGAGGACGCATTACATAAGGGTAAACGCATTGATACAATGATGAAAACAATTAAGTTTGTCGGCGCATTGTATTCAAACGGGCGACCGGGAAAATATCCCAAATTAGAGGAATTATATAGTAAGTTATTCCCCGGCGAAACATTCCCGGCGCATGACGCATTAGAGGACATAAGGGCGTTGCGCCGTTGCGTCCCGGAATTGGTTAATTTGGGGATTATTGAGTTAGCGCAAAAGGAATACCCGGCGGAACAACTCAAAGCCCAATTTGAGCCGGAAAAGCCCAAAGGCGGGCGCAATATTGAGTTCCACGACCCCAACCCGGTAACGGAACCAATCGGAACCGGGGAACCCGCCCCGGAACCAATCCCGGAACCGGAATGCCCGGCGGTTCCGTCGAATAGTAAGACACGGGAATTGTTGGACGAAAACGAATTTTGATTAAAACCGTGCCGGGCGGGTTCCCGGCAACAAATAATATTACAATATGAGCGAAGAAAAAAAAGCCGCAAACGTTATGTTGATACCAAGCGAAAAGGCGTTTGCATTGTCGAAAGTCAAGACATTAAAGGACGGCGGGTTAGACGTACATTATGAAGTTACCGAAACAATTGGTAATGAGAGTTACACGAACAAATACCACGTCGAAAGTGCAAAGGACATACACCCGGATTTGCGGGATTGTTTCGACCGTTTGCGCCCAATCATGGGACGGATTTTTAATATTACGTCCTTTCTTTCAATGGTTGAAACGTCCGATTTTAAGGCAACCAAAAAGCAAAGCGAATTATCACGGGATTTTGCCGACGAAATGTTGAAAAACATAGAGGTTCGGGGCGTGTCCTTTTCCGGTCAAGACGATAACGTAGGGGTTGTTTTAACCGGGTTGTTTATCGTGTCTAACAATCAGAAAACCGCAATCAATTCGCCCCGCCTTAAATTCAATACGGAAACGTTCGGGTTTGAGGAAGAATTAGAAGAAATTGCCGCCGACATTGAAACCGAGGTTTACGCCTTTCTTTTCAAGGGTAAAAAGGCGCAATTGGAGTTGTTCGGGGCTGATGGCGAACCCGCACCCGGATTGAATGCCGAAAAGGTAGAGGATAACAGATTGTTCCCGGATATTAACGACCCGGCGGACGACCCGGAACCGGACGACGAAACGGCGGAAATGTAAGAGTATGGAACCGTATTTGTTGACAGACCGGGACGAATACCAATATTGTATCAATCGGGGGTATAATCCCCTGATTGATATAAAGCATTTTACAATGGATATTCGTTTGAGGGTTGAGATACAACGGGAATTGTTCGGGCATTGTATTACGGGACGGGGCGCAAATATCATGGCGACAAATAAACGCTTTTTCCGTTGGGTTTGGGAGCATAAGCCGCACCGATGCGAGGAATGTTTAAAGCCGTTACGGAATTATTCCGCCGTTTATTGTTCGCA